TAGTGACTAGGCGGTGCCACCGGTGAACCGCTTGACGTGCGACGTCTGCGGCAGGTTGCCGTCGACGCGGATCTGGAAGCGGAGCGTGACCTGCCCGGTGTTGAAGGCGAAGTCATCCGAGCGGGCCACGTCGATGCCGCCCACGGTCCTGACATAGAAGCTAGGCAGATGCCCGGCAAGGACGGAGCGGGCGGCTGAGCCGACCGACGCCATCGCCGGGTTCTCGATCAGCGGGTAACCGAGGATCGTGTCGGGCTGTCCCGGCTGGATCGTCGGCACGAAGACGTAGTCACCCGACGANNTGCGCATCGCGCCGATGCTGGAGCCGTTCGCCATGACCCCGAAGCCGGGCAGGCGGCGAGCCGCACCGTCCAGCGAGTAAACGAGGTCGATGAGGTTGTCGGCGGTGAAGTGACCCGTGCCAGCTGTCGCGGTGGCGGTGCCGCCGGTGACGCCAGCCGCGGCAGCGTTGGCGATGCCGTTAGGCTCCACCGTGCCGGTGCCGAGGGTGAGCTTGTCGTTGACGGCGTAGCCGATGGCGTTGCCGGCCTGCTGGCCGAGGAAGCCGATGACGTCGATGTTGCTGTCGGCGAGGAACTCCTGCGAGACCTGCACGATGAAGGCGTACTTGTAGGCCTTGAGCGTGGTCTTGCCGAAGCCGGGGTCCGACTCGTCGATCGTGGCGGCCTCGGCCTCGAAGCCGGCCGTGGACCACGACGCGAGCGACGGGAGGACGAGATCCTCACCCGAACCGGTGTTCAGGACGGTGACGACGCTTGGGTCGAGCATGGGGCCGACGAGGCGCGCCTGGTCGATGACAACGTCGGAGAACGACGTGGGCACCGGGGCGTTGCTGGTCGACTTGGCGATGTCGCGCTTCTCAAACTGGAATGAGTAGGCGCGGCGCTCGCCAGCGAGCAGCTGGCGGAGGATGTCGGCGTCGGACTCGGCCGGCGCGGTGCGGGCCTCGACGGGGCGGGCGACGTTCTCGACGCCACGCATCGCCTCGGCGATCTCAGCCTCACGCTTCTCAGCGGTAATGAGGGTGTCAATGAGTGAACGCTTCTCGTCGAGCTCCGCGAACGTGCGGTCGACGAACTCGCGCTCCTCGGCGGACAGGTCGCGGCTCTCGGCGGCGGCCTCGTCCATCTTTGCCTTTGCTGCGTGGTAGGCCGCCTGGCGGTCCTCCACGAGCTTCTTCAGGTACTCGGACAACGTGATTCACCCCTTTCTGGGGTCTCGGTTTGGATGCGCAGGTGGTTTCATTTGCGATCCCGCCGAGGCTCCTCAGAGCGGGTAAGCCCAGCCGCGCTGACGCGGCCGGGAAGTCTTAGGCCTTGAAGACCAGGTCGAGCTTGGTGCGCAGCATGTCGATGGACGGGCCGGCGGCGACGAGCTCAGGCTCGGGCTCGGGGGTCGGCTCGCTGGCCGGCGTCAGTTTGGCGACGACGGCGGAGAGAAGGCCGGCCTGGTCTTCGGTGAGGGTGACGCCGCGCTCGAGGGCGTCGAGGGCGTCGTTGAGGGCGCCGGCGTCCTCGCCGGTTTTGTCGGCGAGGTTGTCGATGGCGCGCACCGATGCCGAGGTGGCCGGGTAGGCCGGGAACGTGACGACGGAGACCTCGTGAAGGCGCACGCTGTTCAGGGTGCGGCTAGAGCCGTCTTCGCTCCATGCGTCGCCACCGCGCGGCACCGTGAAGCCGAAGCTCATGGCGTCGACGACGCCAGCCTTGAGCAGCGCTGACAGGTCTCGGGCGTAGGTGACATCACCTGGGAGGTCGGCGTCGACCAGCAGACCCGTGGAGTCCTCGGACAGTCGCAGCGTCTTTGAGCGGGTTGAGGCCAGGGGCTTTTCGGGATTGTGGTTGACCAGCATGCGCACGTTGTTGCGCGACTTCAGCGAGCGGCCAAACGCGCCAGGCGCAATCGTCTCAACGAATGGGAGCGGCGAGCTCGGAGAGTTGAATACCGCGGCGTAGCCGGTGAAGCTCATACCGTCACCGGAAGCCGTCTCGCGGAACTCCCACTCATCCACCGTGACGTGGCGGGTTTCCATATGTGTCATGCTTCGTCCTTCTTCCTCACGGATGCGCTCGGCCTCGCGCTCAAGCCAGCGCCTCGCAGGCTCAGGGTCAGTAGGGTCGATACCCCAGAGGTAGTGCGCCACGGCTCCGGCGCCTGGATAGTCGGGATGGTTGCCGTCGCTGTTCTGCGGCGCCTCGAGGTCGACCGCGTGACGCGCCGCCCAAGCGTTCGCCCGAATGACCTTGTCGTCGGACATCTGCCCGTCAGCGATCTGACGGGCCTCTCGGATGGTGCGATCCGCCAGGCCGTCACCGCCGTAGCCCTCAGCCCGAAAGGCCAAGCCCTTGCGGGCTGCCGACGCCATGTAGCCGGGGACCTCGGGCACGTCAGACCTGCGCGTTCTCGGCCGGCTGCAACTGGTTCGACGCCAGGCCCGTATGCGCCATCGGCGGCAAACCAAGCGCAGCAAGCACGGCCGCCGGGTCGTAACCGGACTGCACCAACTTCGACGCCATTTCGACGCGCTCACGCTCCTCGACGATCCCGGCCGAACCGACCGCGATGTTCGCCAGCGGCACACGCGGGGCGTCGCCGCCCTCAACGGGCCGCATGTCCATCAGGCCGCGGGCCTCGTTCACGCTCATGTATCCGGCCTGGAGCGCGGTTGAGAAGACCTGCGCCTGGGTAGCGGAGTCGCCGCGAAGGAGCCCGTCCATGTTGACCCGCAGGAAGACCTCGCCGGGCAGGAGCCGGTTGTGCGCTTCCTCAATGGCGGCGATGAGCGGAGTGAGCGAGTAGCGGGTGAACTGGATGGCGTTGTGCTCAACCGACGCGTAGGACATGGCGCCAGGAGTGTTCAGCCCGATCATCGACGGCGGCACGCGGAAAACACGCGCGACTTCCTCAACCGCGAACTGGCGGCTCTGCAACATCTGAGCCTGCTCGCCATCCGAGCCCGTCTTCGTGAACTTCGCCCCACCCGACAGCACACCAGGACGATGAGCCTTCTTCAGCCCCTTGTGCCCAGCCTCAAACGAATCGACCAGATCCTTCGCCTGCTCCTGCGTCAAATTGCCAGGGAACTCGATGATTCCCGACGTGTTGGCGCCATTCGAGAAGTACCGGGAAGCGAACTCGTCAAGCGCCTTTGCAAGCCCGAGGGTCTGCTTCAGCTCGTCCACGCGGCTCACACCCTTGAGCGACCCAGGCCGGCGCATCTCGGGAATGTAGATCACATCCTCGCCGGGCAGGATCGCCTGGCCGCCGTCAATCACGAACTCGCGCAGCCGCGTCTCACGGTTCCGGCGAATGTCCACGCGCGTCGGGTCCAGCGGCTGCAACGCCACAATCTCGCCCGCGCCATTGCGAAGAATCTGCACCACCGCGCCATGCGACAGCAGCATCGACACCACGATCTGCTTGTAATACTCAATCCGGCTCGAGCCAGGGCCCTCGGGCTCGTACACCCAGGCCGGCCGCGGACGGTACGGCAGCCGGTTACCGTCGCGGCGGATGAACGTGTCCACCGGCAAAGTCGAGATCGTGTCCGACAGCAGTCGCACGCACGCATACGCGGCACCGATCTCGAGGGCGTTCTTCTGGTTCACGACCGTGCCGGCCCAAGTGGCGAAACCGGACACGTCAATGCCGGAGCCCCAGACCTGCTGGTAGGAGAGGTTGCGCTCCTCGAGCGGCTGACCGCCGAACAGTCGTGCGAGCATTTAGAGGCCTCTCTCCAGGGCGACACCGAACAGCACGCCGCAGACCCCAGCCACGACGAAGCCAAGCCAAGGCGCCACCAGGGCGGCACCGATGATGAGCGCGGCGCAGCCAGCGATCTGCAAGGCGAGGGCAATGCGCATGAACGCTCCTAGACTGAGAAGAATCCGGCGACCGGTGCCTCGGGTTCCGCCTCGCGGCGGTGCGTAGCGCGGTCAAAGGCGATGAGGGCCGCGACAGCGGCGTCGATCTTTCTTGGGGAGCCCCGGTGTTCCTTGACTACCCGCGGGCCCTTCTGGTCGGTTTTGATGACGCAGTTCCCCAGGTGCCGGGCAAGAGCGGGAGCATGATCGTGCGCGACCTGGCCTGATACCACCGCGTCATAAAACTTGGCTGTCGCTGGCACCATGCGAGCTGGGCTGCTTGATGGGTACTCAGTAATCGGAACGCCGGCGTCGGCCAGCGCCTCCATGCTGCGCTGCCAGCGGTACGGGTCGCACGCCACCTCAACCACATTGAGCCGGCCGCACGTCTCCAGAATCCGAGCCTCAACGCCGCCAATGTCCACCCGCCAGTCATCGCGGTCGCCGGGCTGCTTCTCCCAAAGATCGACCAACCAAACGCGGGGAATGTCCTCAATTGTCACGCCAACAATCGCCGTCGTGTCACCCGAGAACGAACCATCGAACCCGAGCACCACCGGGGTGCGGTCCTCAACCGGCGCCATCTTCGGCAGGTCATCCCAGGTGCCGTGCGGCAACCAGGCCTGCTGCGAGCTGACGAAAACGTTGGTGCGCTTTGTGCGGAACTCCGCCTCCGGCGTCCGCTTCACCGAGGACTCGAAATCCTCGGGGTCTTGGATGTCGCCGTACCCAGGGTTAGCGATCTGCCAGTTCTTCGGGTCGCGGTGATCGCAGTCCGGATCCGCCTGCCACCAAGCGCCGAAGAACGAAGCGTCCTCGACCTCGCCGGCCGCGACCCGCTGAGCGTACTGATACAGCCCGTAGCAGACCGAGTCCTGGCCCGTCGAATCCGTCCGAACGCCAGCCGTCGTGATCGCCAGCGTCAGGGCGTCGTAACGCGCGGCCTGAGCCAGCGTCATCACGTCCCACAGCTCACGATTAGGCGCCGCATGCAACTCGTCATAAACCACCAGCGTCGGCGACAGGCCCTCCTTCGTGAACGCCTCCGAGGAAAGCACCCGATAAACTGAGCCCGTCGACGGGATCTCAATAGCGTCCCGATACAACTTCGCCTGCTCGGCAAGCTCCGGCGACATCTCCACCATCTGCTTCGCCGAACCGAACACGATGCGAGCCTGGTCACGGTCAGCCGCGCACGANNGCGATGCCTGAGCCCAGCGCCGACTTTCCATTCTTCCTACTGAGCCCGACCAGCCCTACTTTGTGGCGTAGGCGAGATTCCTTGCGACGCGCAAACAGGTGATCCATGAGCTTGCGCTGCCAAGGCCGGAGCAGCAACGGCTCACCAGCCCGGCCACCAACGGAGTCCTTGACCTGCGGGCACAACGCCTCAATGAATTCGGTGACTAGCGGGCCGTCGCCGCGCTTGATATCCGCGGTCGGAACAGGAGTCAGGATCGCCGGCGGCCATCCCTTGATCTTTCGAGGTGCCATGCGCAGGAGGCTCCGTCTACTTTGTGCGCTTCGCCTGCAACTTCTCCAGCGTCGAAGCGGCCTTCACCTCGGCCAACCCGAGGCGGGCTCGAGCGGTCGGGTTGAAACCCAGTTGAGTCAGCCAGTCCGCGATCTCACGGTTCAGTTCGCGCAGCTGCTTGCGGGCCTCCGTCGAAGACTCAGCCACCGGAAGCAGACGCTCACGCTCCTCGAGCGACTCGCGCAGCATCGCCAGCTGCACCGAGTCGGTGCGGGCAAACCAGGCCGAGCCGGCTTCCATGATTTCGGCAAACAGGT